CCGTTAGTGATAACTTCATGAAAGAAATGATTGAAGGTGATGAAGAAAAGAGAGCGATTTGGGCTAAAGTAATTCAGAGACGTGGTGAAATTGGATATCCATACATCATGTTCAGTGATACTATGAACAATAACTCTCCTGATGTGTATAGAGACAAAGGCGCTAAAATTTACAATTCTAACCTTTGTTCTGAAATTGCACTTCATAACTCAGAAGAAGAATCTTTTGTCTGTGTGTTGTCATCTATGAATGTTCTACATTATGATGAATGGAAAGATACTGATGCAGTTGAGACTATGACATATTTCTTGGATGCGGTAGTTACTGAATTCTTGACTAAAATTGAAGACCTTAAGTCCGATGGTTCTATTGAAGGTAATAGAGCGTTCTTCTACTTGGAGAAAGCTTACAACTTCGCTAAGAGACAGAGAGCGTTAGGGCTAGGAGTTTTAGGATGGCATTCACTACTTCAATCAAAAGGGTTACCCTTCGACACTAAGGAAACTGCAAAACTTAATGTAGAGGTGTTTAAATTGATTAAAGATAAATCATACGCAGCTTCTGCTGAGTTGGCTGAAAAGTTTGGAGAACCTGAATACCTTGAAGGTTACGGTCGTAGAAATGTTACCTTAAATGCAGTTGCTCCAACTACGTCTTCAGCATTTATCTTAGGTCAAGTTTCACAATCAATCGAACCAATTTGGTCGAACTGTTATGTAAAAGATGTTGCTAAACTTAAGGTTACAATTAAAAATCCTGTTCTTAAAAAACTATTAGTAGAGTTAGGTAAGGATACTAAAGAAGTTTGGGATACAATTAAGAAAAAAGACGGTTCAGTACAACATCTTAATTTCTTAACTGATGAACAAAAGGATGTATTTAGAACATTTGCAGAAATAAATCAGTCGTCAATTATCAACCAAGCTGCGGTCAGACAAGATTTTATTGACCAGTCTCAGTCGTTGAATTTAATGGTATCACCTGATATGCCAACGAGAGATGTAAATAAATTACTTATTGACTCATGGAAGTTAGGCGTAAAGACATTGTATTATCAACATTCGATGAACTCGGCACAAGCATTCGCAAGGAAAAAGTTAAATTTGAATGACCTACAATGTGTGGCATGTGAAGGATAAAAAAAGACCCGTGGTTTTCCACGGGTTTTTTTATAAAATAACTCTAAGTCATATTTATTAATATGGCGATAAAGAAAACATATGGAGTAAATTTCCCATTCAGGGAAAGTACTGAAGGTACTTATCTAGATTTGACTGAAACGGTACCTGAAGAAATACGTGCCGATTTACTTCATTTAATACTCACTAGAAAAGGTAGTAGATATTATCTTCCTGACTTTGGGACGAGAATATATGAATTTATCTTCGAACCAATGGACGGTCCTACATTTGATGCTATTAAATCAGATATTCAGGTTGCTTGTGATAAATATATCCCTAATTTACAGATTAACGACATTAGTATTAAACCATATACTGACGACGATAAAAGTCCTGTAGGGGAACTAAATGTTCAAGACCAAGAAGCTACTTACGAGATGTTTGATATATTTAGAACAGCGGGTGAAGGGGTTGAAGAGTATACCGCCAAAGTAAAGATAGACTATTCTATTAAAGATAGTACCTTTGATACGAGAGATTTCATTATAATTAATATTTAAGACAGATGGCTAATCGTAAAATATCATATACAGAGAGAGATTTTGAAGGACTAAGACAGGACCTTATTAATTTTACACAACAATATTACCCTGAACTTATTGATAATTTTAATGACGCTTCCGTCTATTCGGTATTTTTAGATTTAAATGCGGCTATCGGAGATAATTTACATTATCATATTGACAGAAGTATTCAAGAAACAGTATTACAATACGCCCAACAAAAGTCTTCAATATATAACATCGCGAGAACTTACGGTCTTAAGATACCAGGAAACAGACCGTCGATTGCTCTGGTAGATGTCTCAATTACAGTACCAGCTTTTGGTGACCAAGAAGATAGTAGATATCTAGGGATAATACGTTCAGGTTCACAATTTGTAGGTGCCGGTCAGATATTTGAGAATCAAGATGACATAGACTTTAGTACTCAATATAACAGTAAAGGATTTCCTAATAGGACTAAAATACCGAACTTTGATGCCAATAATAGAGTAGTTAATTATACTATAACTAAAAGGGAGGTTATGGTTAATGGTACTTCAAAAGTATTTAAAAAAGTTATTAATGCTAATGATGTGAAACCATTTTATGAATTTTTCTTACCTGAAAAAAATGTCATTAGTATTACCTCACTAATACAAAAAGATGGGACATCCTATTCAAGTCCACCTACATATGATGAATTTATTACGTCGACTGATAAGTGGTATGAAGTCGATGCGTTAGCCGAAAATACAGTTTTTGTTGAAGACCCTACAAAGGCTTCGGACAATCCGAGTATTAAAGTTGGGAAATATATTGAAACTGAAAATAGATTTATATCTGAATACACGCCTGAGGGTTATTGTAGAATTCAGTTCGGTAGTGCTACAGTGACTGCTGACGAACAATTAGCTGAATTCGCGAGAACGGGAATACCCGTTAGATTACAAGATTACCAAAACAACATTGCGTTAGGTAAGACCGTAAAGGCGAATACAACTATTTTTGTTAAATACAGGGTAGGTGGTGGCTCCGCATCAAATATAGGGGTCAACACAATCAATCAAGTTGGAAACATTAATTTTTCAATTAACGGACCTTCAGAAAATATCAATCAAAATGTCTTACAAAGTCTTAGATGTAACAATGTTACAGCGGCTATTGGTGGTGGTGATTTACCAACAACAGAAGAAGTAAGAAACATGGTGACATATAATTTTGCGGCACAAAAAAGAGCTGTGACAGTTAATGATTACAACTCTTTAATAAGGACAATGCCAAGTAGATTTGGAGCACCTGCAAAAGCGGCAATAGTCGAAGAAGATAACAAAATTAAGATTGAGATTCTATCATTAGACTCAAACGGAAAATTGACTAGTAGTGTCTCAAATACGTTAAAAGATAATATTGCTAATTATCTATCAAACTATAGAATGATTAACGATTATATCTCTATTAGAAGTGCGAATGTTATAGATTTAGAGTTTGAGTTTAGCGTGGCGATGACATCGACAGAGAACCAAGGTCAGGTGATAACAAACATTGTAAATAGTGTTGACTCTTATTTATCTCCAAATACAAATCTATTAGGTAAGAATGTTAATATATCTGATATACGTAGAATTATACAAGATATTCCTGGTGTTAGTACTTTGGCGGAATTAAAAGTTTTTAACAAGACAGGTGGTCAATATTCATCATCTGAGACATCACAACGATATTCAGACAAAAACACAAAACAGATTGAATTGGTTGACGACACCATTTTCGCACAACCAAATCAAATATATCAGATTAGATTTCCTGAAAAAGACATTAAAGTGAGAATCAAACAACTTAAGAACGTAGACTTCTCATAATACATCCATATACTTTTATTTTTTTGAAATTAAAATTAAGATAAATAACTATTTATCTTAAAAGTAATTTATGCCCAAATCATATAGATTTAGAACTGAAGTCGGTGTTGATAAAGAAGTAAGAATTAACATCGAACAAGATTTTGATTTCTTAGAAATTTTATCTTTGAAATTAAGACAAGAGGATTTGTATGACAGATTCTGTGCCGACTATGGTATTGTTGCTGGTCGAGTAATTGCTAACGGAGGTTTCGGGGTTCCAAATGCTACTATATCTGTATTTGTACCCTTAGATAGTCAAGATGCGAGTGACCCGATTATTTCATCATTATATCCATATAAAAACATCGAAACAAAAAATGATGATGGATATAGGTATAACTTATTACCATACGAAAAAGAATACGGAGGGCACACACCAACAGGTACTTTCCCATCAAGAGACGATGTATTAACTAGAAAGGAAGTGCTTCAGGTTTACGAAAAGTATTACCGATATACGGTCAAAACTAATGAAAGTGGTGACTTTATGATTGTAGGAGTACCATTAGGTCAACAAAAACTAGTTATGGATTTAGACCTATCAAACATGGGTCAATTTTCACTTAGACCTGCTGATTTGATACGAATGGGTATGGGGGTACCGAGCCAGTTCAACGGACAACAATTTAAGGCTAGTGAAGATTTAAATAGTTTACCACAAATCGTTAATAGTGTTAGAGAAATTGAAGTAACTCCGTTTTGGGGAGAAAATGATTTGTGTGATGTGGGAATCGCAAGGGCGGATTTTGACCTAAGAGATTTAGGTATTGAGATATCACCACAAGCGATTTTTATGGGTTCTCTATTCACAAGTACTGAAGACGATTATTTACGGGGTAATTGTAAACCAAAAAATAAAGTAGGTAAACTATGTGATGTAGTATCAGGACCGGGACAGATATTATCCATTAGACAAACAATCGATAATGATTCAGAAGGTCAACCCATATTAGAACAATATTTTTTAGAAGATGGTGGAAATGTAATTGATGACAACGGGACATGGTTGGTCGATTTACCGATGAATCTAGATTATATAATCACTGACGAATTTGGTGAGCAAATTATATCACTAGACCCTAGTGTAGGAATCCCTACAAAAGGAAAATATAGGTTTAGAATAAAATATCAAAACGAAGACCAAGTAAATAATGATATAATAAGGGCCGATTATTTAATACCAAATATTAGAGAACATGGGTGGAGTAGTTCTAGTACAGATGATGTACCATCTGATTTGGTTAGGGTTAAGTCATATGCATTTTCACTCGATTGGGACGAATATTATGACAAGTATGCTGCAATAAATTGTGAGGACAGTTTTTATCAGTTTAGTTATAATAAAGTTTATACAGTTGCATCACATATAGATAGATTCAAGTGGGGTAGAAACAGAATAAAACACTTAGGAATAAAGGAAATAAACGACGACACATGTCAGAGTGAACACAACCCATTACCTGTTGTCGA